CCTGTGTGTGTGGTGTAGCCCAGCAGGGCGTATGCCTTGCAGGTCACGCAGTCCCTGCCTCGTCGGGCGGCGGAACAATCTCGCCGTCCATGTAGACCCAGCCGATCCCCGGCAGCGTGTCCGTCTCCACCCACTCGCCACCGTGCGTGGTGGCTGCCCACTCGGCACTGTCGCAGACTATGACGCGAGCAACGACGCCCTCCACGATCTGCACGCAAAACCTCTCCATCACTACCTCCGAAATCGCACTACAACGACGCCACTCCCACCAGCGCCGCCGGTGACGCTACTGTTTCCGCCAGCACCACCGCCTCCTCTGTTCGCGGTCCCGCCTCGCCCACTCGAGGCACCGCCGCCAATCCCAGCAGTTCCAGACGACGAGCCGCCGCCACCCTGGCAATAGGTTGTCGCCGTGCCAGAAATGGAGGACGACGACCCAGCGCCACGCGCTCCTCCGGCCGCACTGGCAGCGTTGCCGCCAGCACCGCCAGCGCCGCCACCACCACCACCAGCAGAGTTACCGCCCGAGTCGAATCCGGTGCCGCCACTGTTGCCCTGCCCTGATGTTCCGCTGCCCGCCGAAGTGGCTGCCGATGGATTGTTTCCGCCGCCGCCGCCAGACCCGCCAGACCGGCCCGGTTGCTGCTGGTTGCTCAGACCTCTCGCACCGCCACCACCGCCGCCGGTCGCCGAGATGCTCAGTGCGGAGGAGCTATTGCCGTCGCCGCCCTGCAAACCGAACGTGCCATTCCAGGCAGCCCCAGAGCCTCCAGCGCCAACCGTCACGGAGTAGCCCTGTGCGATCACGGTGGCGCTTCCGGTGCGCAAACCACCAGCGCCGCCGCCGCCGGCGAAGTGCGAGCCACCACCACCACCACCGGCTGCGATGAGATACTCGACCTCACCGCCGCGGCTGAACGTGAGCGTGCCGCTGGTATTGAAAACGAACGCGCGCCACTGGACGCCGTCCGCCGTGTAATCCACCGGCGAGATGGTGTTGCTGCTGCCGTCGACAGCCGTGGCGGCGGGCGTTGCCGGTGCGCGGAAAAATCCGACCTTGCCTGCGAGCATTAGTAATTCTGCGAGGCTGTGCCAAACCACGAAGTGCCGTTGCTCACGAAAACGAGAACGTCGACTTTGTTCGCCGTGGCCGTGATCGTTGGGGCGGTCCCGCCAGGCCATAGGACGCCGGTGAACGTCGCCGTGTTGGTGCCGCCCTGCGTGAGGATTAGCGTGATAGACGCCCCTGCGGCGGCTGCCGGCATGGTGAATGCGCAATTGCCGTTGAGCGTGACCGTCTGCACGGAGCCGTTGGCGAGACTCAGTGTCGTGGACGTGCCAGAGTTGCCGACCGTGACAGTCCGCTCCAGCACGGTCGGCAGCCGCGCGGCGTCCAAGGTGCCGCTGGTCAGTGAGCTGGCCGAGGTAGTCGCTGTCGCGTTGCTGCCCGTCGCCCCAGTCGCTCCCGTGGGGCCAGTCGTCGTGGATGCCGCACCCGTCGGGCCCGTGGCACCGTCCACGCCGATGATGCCATTCGTCCCTGCCGCGCCCGTCGGGCCAGCCACGCCGGCAGGCCCAGTGCTGCCAGTCGGGCCGGCACCCGTCGGGCCCGTAGCCCCGTCGACACCGATCGTCCCGTTGCTGCCAGCTGGACCGGTTGGCCCGGTCACGCCGACGCCTTGCGGCCCCGTCGCACCCGTGGCACCGGCAGCCGCGAAGAACCCGGCGAGCGTCGTGAGCGTGACCCGCTTCGTGGCCCCGTCGGAGACGATGGGAACCACGTCCGGTCCCGTGACAGCGGTATCCAGCGGCAGCTGCGTGATGCGTTTGATGGGCATGGGCTACTCGTTGGCGAACGGCGTCGTTGGCGGCGTGAAATTGGCGGTGTAGCGTGCGACGCCCTTGGTGACGCGGAGCTCGTCTATGTAGCCGACGAAAGAGCCGGAGCTTGCGTGTGTGTAACTGCCGACCGTCGGCACCCGCGTCGTGTCGTCGAAGTCCGTCGTGTTCTCTGTCGCCGTGCCTCCGACGCCGTCGCAGTAGACCGTCACGTCGCCAGAAGCCCGCACAACGGCAACGTGGTGCCATGTATTGGCGGCGACAAGATTTCCGGCAGGGCCTTCAATCGCGGCACCGCCGCCAGAGTCCGTGCCAATAAAAAACACTTTGCTGGAGCTATTGACGCCAAATAAAACATAGTTCGTGCCAGACTCGGTCTGCGAAAAGACCGTCGTGTCGCCTGACGTGCTTGTGCGGTAGATCCACGCCTCGATCGTGAAGTCTCCCGTGCCATAGGCGAAGTCGCTGCCAGCCGGCACGGCGAGACTTTCGCTGCCACCGAAGTCGCCGCTCTTGCCTCCGAACTTGCTCTGCGCCGTCGTCTGTGTGACGCCGTTCGCCGTTACCGTCAGGTTGTTGGACGACGAGTCCACGAATGACGACCCGCTGCCGTCCATGTGGAGCAGCAGCGAGACGTTTGCGAAGTCTGGGTCGGGAAAGATGGCACCAGGCCAGGTACTGGCACGCCTGAACCGCTCGGCGTCGCGGACAGACCAGATGCCAGACGCCGCCGAAGTCGACGGGACACGGTCGAACCCGATGTATCCGCCTGGCTGGGGCATCACGAAATCTCGATGTAGGAGCAGACGAACTCCAGATCATTCGACGCCGACGGCATGACCGTGATGGATCGGTCCTCCTCCAGCCAGACCGGGGCGTCCTTGGCGATCACGACGAGCGTCGCGTCCGCCGGCACATCGACCGTCGAGCAGATGGCACGCCCGGTCCCGCCGCCGGCGGCTGCGCTGTGGATCTTCACCGTCACCGCACAGACACTCGACCCGTCGACGTTGGCACAGTAGAGCGACGTGATCTGAAACGCTTTGCCGCTGCTGGCCGCATTGGAGACGAGGACGGTCCCGGTGGCTCCAGTAACGCTGGAGAGGTAGGCGGTCTTCGCCGTGATGGTGGTCGGTCCGACGATGTTTGGGGCTGCCATGGAACTACCCTAAAGCGAGGATCAATCCAATCGGTGAGACGGCAACAGGGCCGGTGGGTCCGGTCGGTCCGCCGCTGGGGCCTGTCGGTCCCGTCACGGTCGACGCAGGGCCGGTCGGCCCCGATGGGCCCGTGATGCCAGTAGGTCCGGTGACGGTCGATTGAGGCCCAGTGGGGCCCGTCACGGTGGACGCTGGGCCTGTCGGGCCGGATGGTCCGGTGGTGCCCGTCGGGCCCGACACGGTCGAGGCTGCCCCGGTGGGCCCGGTGATGCTCGGGCCCGTGCTGCCCGTCGGCCCAGTGACCGTAGACGCGGCCCCTGTTGGCCCTGTCGCACTTGGTCCGGTGTTGCCCGTAGGGCCGGTCACGACGGACGCCGCCCCGGTTGGCCCCGTCACCTGCGGCCCCGTGGGCCCCGTGATCTCTAGCGTGATGCCGGTCGGCCAGCCGCTGACGGAATCTTTCGGCCCGTAGATCCGACGCCCCTCGCGGTCGATGAACAGGTCGCCCGGATTGCCGACGCCGCCAGTCGGCGCAGTCGTGCCCGAGAGCACGGGCGAGGCACCGGACGGCAGCGAATAGAACGGCATGACCTACTCCTAGGCGATCAGCAAGTCGCCGCCCTCGGTGGCGATGTACGTCACTCCGCTGTCGGCCTGCGTGGTGTGAACCCGAACCACAAGCCGGAACCCGTCGGCGTAGTGCCACAGCGGCACGCCCCGCGGCGTCCGCACCTCATACGTCACCGACACGCCGTCGGTCGTCTCGACGATCCGGTCGCCGTGCAGGGGCTCACCAAACGGCAGGTCCGCATCGGCAATCAGAAAATCCCGCGACTCCCACCGCTCGAGCACGCCGCCCTGATTGGACGACTCAAACGCCGAGTTCCCCAGTGTCGCGACAACGTCAACCGCGGAGTTCCCGCGGACATACGTCACCGTCCGACCTGCGGCGCTCTTGAGTTGGCCAGCCAGCCACGCGGCACCTTGGGCGAGCATGTCTGGCATGGACCATCTCCAGGCCTACCACGCAACGCCCCGGCGGCGCGCTAGGGTGTCGTGCGCACCTGCCGGGGGTTGCGGGGAGGACTACTTGTTGAGGAGCACGTGAACCGACGCGTCGGCCGCGAGCCGGGCCTTGGCGAGCTTGCCGGCCGCCACGCCGGTCGAGGCATGCGCCACGCCCGAGGTCGCGTACCAGTTGATCGCCGAGCCCTGGGCACCGGTGGCACCCGTGGCACACGGCATCTCCCACACGCCCTCGACAGACACCGCGCCAAGCGCGTTGGCAGCGATGGGACGCGGGGCGACCGCCACGAGCGAGCCGATCACGACCACGTCGCCAGCACCGACGGCCGCAGCCGGGGTGTGATCAAGGAGGTCGCCGTCAGCAACATAAGAAGCCATTGAGATCACCTGCTTTCTGGGTTTGGGTTGAGAATCCCGGCGGGCTGGCTATGACCCCAGCCCGCCGGGCCTATGGTCAGGTCGCGGAGTCGCACTTCATGCCGGCGAGGTACTCGGCCTTGGCGACGCCAAAGTCGAAGTAGCCACGCATCTGGATGCCCAGGACGTTGAAGTCGGCCTCGGCCGTCTCCACCACCGGGCTCTGGACGCCGTTGAGGAACGCCACCTCCATCACCGGCATGTCGGCCGGCGACGCGAGGAGGTAGTAGTCGGTCGTGTTGCTCAGGTAGGTCGAGGTGACCACCTGGTAACGACCGGCCAGGACGTTCCGATCCGGCTGACCACCGGTCGCACCGCTCTGGATGAGCGTGCTCCCCATGATCTCCGCGGCCGTGAGCTCGAGCTCCACCGGCACCAGCAGGATCCGCGGCTCCACCGCGACGGGGTTGCCGTCGGGGTCCTTGAGCTTGCGGAACTTCGTCGCCAGGGCCTTGAGGTTGGCAAGGCTGAGGGCCAGCGAGCCGGCCGACAGGTTGCCACGGGCACTCGTGAAGAACGAAGCATCGTCCACGAAGTCGGCCCAGAACACGTCGTTCAGCTTCAGAGCACCGCCACGACCGATCCGCTGCGGCACCGCCGTCAGGGCCGAGAGATCGTCGTTGATCAGGTCGGTACGGGTGACCGAGGTCATGATCCCGTAGGTATCCGCACTGATCGTCCGCGACTCCTCGCTGGCGGCAGCGTTCTTGAGCTCGCCACCGTTGGCGACCTTGTCAAACTTGAAACCGCCGTTCAGCCGGTAGCTGGTCAGCGTCTTGAAGTCGTTGACCGAACGGACCGACGAGATGGACCGCCACGTGCTCTCGACGCTGTTAAACCCGGCAAGCAGGCTCTTGTTCGCCGTGTTGCTCAGGATGCCGGCGATCGAGTGGGTCGCCCACGCGGCCTGCAGCACCGGACGCAGCGTCGACGCCGACAGCCGGCGCGGGCCGTCGTAGCCATTGGCCACGGCCGCCTGCACCAGCACCTCGCCGAGGGAGAGCTCCCGGCGGGCCTTGTGGGCCGCCTCGAGCACCTCGGGCTTGAACGCCTTCTCGACGTTCGGCAGGCCGCCCTGGAGGGCGAACGCCGCCTCGATCACCTCGGCCGACGGGGCCGACGGGGTCGTGACGTGTACCGCCGGGGCGGCGGGACGCTCGTCACGGGTCGCGTTGAGCTTCTGCATGTCGTCAACTTTCTTCGTGAGAATGTCGATCTGGGCCTTGAGCGCGTCGCTCTCGCTGGCCTCGACCTTCGGGCTCTCCACGGCGACCTCCGCCGTGGCCGCCACGACCGCGGTCTCGACGACCTCGTCCGTGGGCTTCTGGGTGGCGTCAGCCGCCATAGAAATCTCCTCCGCGACGTCTTCAGCCGCGATGGCGACGCTGGTCTGCGAATCAGCGCCAAGGGTGACGAACGAGACCTCCCGCAAACTGGAGGCTTTGACGACACGGACCGGACCCACGTGGGCCTGCCCGTTGACTTGAACGACGCCGTCGGCGTCCACCTTCTGATGCCGCCGCACGTCGGCACCCACCGAGGCCTGGAACTGGTAGCCGGCCTCCGCGAGCGCCAGCACCTGGTCAGCGTTGCCGTTGCGGGCGAGGATCTCGCCCTCGACGACGATCTGCCCGTTCTCGATGGAAGGCGTGCCCTGTCCGAGGATCGAGCCGAGGGCGTAGTCGTGGCCGATGACCACGGGCACCGTCTTCGGTAGCTGCATGCCGGCCACGTCGATCACGACGGGCTCACGGCTCCAACCCTGCCGGATGGGCGCACCCGTATAGGCGACGATCTTGAACCGCTTCGGCCCGGCCGCAGCCTCGCCCTCGGCGGCCTGCAGAAACGTCACGGACGTGTCGAGCTTGATGGCGTTCATAGAAACTCCGCGATGTCAGCGTCGTCGTCGTCGTCGTCGCACCAGTAGTCCAGGTCCCTCATGCGTCGGCCCCCTGGTCCTGCGGCATGGGCTGCGCCACGGCGTCAGGCATCTGGAGCCCGAGCTCGTCCATGAGGGCCCGCTCCGCGGCGATCTGCCGCAGTTCGACGTCCCACCGCTTGCCCTGCCGGGCGTATTCGCTGGCGAGCGTGGTGGTGAGCGTGCGGAGCCGCGTCTCGGCAGCGTTGGCTTCCTTGCCCGGGTCGACGTGATCCTTGCCGTCCCAGACCCAGCCCCAGTTCCACTCGGAGAAGGGCGGCATGCCGTCGGGCAGGATGCCGGCGAGCGAGGCTTCGTTGACCCACGCCGAGAGCACGCGGTCGAGCATCGTCCGCTCGAGCTGGTCGCGTTCGACCCGCTGGTTCATCGCGTGGACCTGGTGGTCCATGCGGCCGGACGCGTAGTTGTAGGACGACGAATCGAGGGCGGCGACGTTGTAGGGCAGCTGGAGACAGCGGGCGATTTCGTTGAGGATGGCCCGCACGAACGCCGGATACTGCGTCGTGGGCTGCTCGGCCTTCAGCTGCGAGATGTCCCAGCCTTCGGGCAGCGTGGTGAGCGTCCGCTTCTGGATCTCCAGAGCGGCAAAAGCATCGACCTCGTCGACCTCGGCGGCCGGGGAGTTTGAGTGAATGAAAGCCGCAAGGTCGGCTGCCGTC